CCGGGATGGTGCCGGTCGGCTTGGCCTCACCGGCTGCCCCGGCCGTTTCCCGCGAGTGGTCCGATGAGGAACTCGCCCTGGATAATCAGATCCGGAAAATGAAAGAGGCGACCGCCGATTTGCGCGAGCGTGCGGAACTAGCCAAAAGCGTCGGCGACCTCGATGCCGAGATGGCCCTGCGCCGCATGTGGCTTCAGCACGCCGAGGCCCTTCGCCGTCTTGAGAAAGACGCCCCCGGCATCTCCGCCGCGTCCGGCGATGTCGTCCCCAAGAAGCTCGCCGTGCAGATCATAGTGGGCTACTCCGCCGCCATCGCCGCCGCCGTGGCAAATCTCCCCGACCGCCTCATATCCATGCTCCCCTCCCTCGGCGACGACATCGCCGAAAAAATCCGCGCCGAGGCCGACGAGATCCGCCGCGCCGCAAAAGACATCCGCCTCGATGCCCTCGCTGTTTGACGAACTCCAGGAGCAACTCGACCGCATCTGGGCCCCCGGCACCCGCCCCACCGCCCTCGAGTGGGCGCAGGAAAATGTCACCCTCGACAAACGCTTCTCCCCTCGCCCCGGCCGCTACGACGCCGACTACACCCCCTACCTTCGCCAGCTCCACCTCTGGTTCTCCGATCCGAAAATCCGCCAGCTCACCTTAGTGAAGTCCGCTCAAGTCGGAGGCACCACCTGGCTCGCGAACTGCCTCATGTGGGCCATCTCCGAGGACCCCGGCCCCATCCTCTATGTGACCAGCACGAACGAAAACGCCAAGTCCTGGTCCGAGCGCGAGCTCCACCCCCGCCTCCGCGCCTGCCGCGCCCTCCGCCCACTCCTCCCCGACAACGACGACGACTTCCGCAAGACCGAGATGCACTTCTCCACCTGCACGCTCAAGCTCGTCGGCGCCTGCTCCGAGGGCAACCTCGCCTCCCGCCCCATCCGCTACCTCTTCGCCGACGAGGTCGACAAATGGCCCGACGACTCCTCCCTCGAAGCCCCCGCCCTCGAGCTCGCCATGGCCCGCTTGAATTTCTACCGGAAAATCTCGAAGGCCTGCCTCGCCTCCACCCCCACCGTCGAGGCCGGAGCCATCTGGACAAATTTCCTCGCCGGATCCCAGCACCGTTTCCACATCCCCTGCCCCGAGTGCGGCCACGCCCAGCCCCTCCGCTTCGAGCAACTCCGCTGGCCCGAGCACTACCGCGACCTCGCCGGAGGCTGGGACCTCGCCGGAGTCGAGCGCGACACCGCCTACCACTGCGAGTCCTGCGAAGCCGCATGGCCACAAGCACTCCAGTCCGACCTCATCCGCCGAGACCAGTGGATCGCCTCCAACCCCAAAGCACCCGCCGACCACATCTCCGCCCACATCTCCGCCCTCTACTCCCCGCACATCTCCTGGGGCGACCTCGCCCGCATGTTCCTGCAAAAAAAAGAATCCCCCGGCGGCCTCCACGATTTTTACAACAACTTCCTCGGCCTCCCCTGGGAAAACCGCGCCGCCCAGGTCAAGGAAGACGCCATCCTCGCCCTCCGCGATCCCGCCTACCGCATCGCACAGCTTCCCCCCGACATCGAGCCCGTCATCCTCACCCTCTGTGCCGACCCCGGCGAACGCTCCACACACTGGACCGTCGAGGCCCGCATCCAGACCGGCGAGAGCTGGGTCATCGATTACGGCACCGTCCTCGCCATCGAGGATCTCGTCAGCCCAGAGTTCCTCGCCGCCCGCACCTATTTCCTCGGAGAAAAAAAATTCACCCCCCGCTTCGGCCTCATCGATTCCGGTTGGTCCGCCGAGCGCGTCTATTCCGTCTGCGCCCGCAGCGGCGGACTCTATCAACCCTCCAAAGGCTCCACCGCCAGCTTCGGCACCTGGTCCCAGTCCGCCGTCAATGGCTACCCATCCCTCCGCCTCGTCACTTATGTAGACCACACCGCGAAGCTCGAGCTCTACCTCGAGCGAATAAATAAAAAAATGCCCCCCCTCCTCCACCTCCCCGCCGACGCCGGACAGGACTTCATCCGAGGCCACTCCGGCCAGCAACTCCTGCAAAACAAACACTCCCGCCTCGCCCCCTTCTACTGGAAAAAAATTGCAGAAGATCACTACGGCGACTGCACCAAACTCCACGGCGTCGCCTGGTGGGTCTTGAAATAAAAAAATGAAAAAGCCGGGCGACAAACGCGGCGGCCTCCAAGGCGACCGATACCGCCCCCGCTCCTTCCACACTCGAGAAACGAGCGGCATCAAATCCTACTGCGACCAGTGGATGGAAAACCTCTCCGCCGAAGTCTCCCGCGCCTGCGATCGCTTCTGGACCCTCACCCCCGGCCGCCACGCCAAAGAAACCAAGCGCCGCGCCGCCCGCTTCATCGACCGCCCAGCCTAATCCTTTGACACCCCCCTCCTCGCGTGACGCCATCGCACATCGCCCGCTCAGGCTACAAAGCCTACCTCAAAGCCCTCGGTAAAACCAAAGCCGAGCTTCTCGCCCTGGCCGGCGAGATCGAGAGCGGCATCGAGGAGACCATCATCACCTCCCTCGGCAGCGAAGGCGCCAGCAGCGCCGCACAACTCAGCGCCCTCTCGAAGACCGACCGCCTCGCCGTCATCATGGAAGTCTACGCCGAAGGCAACTCCCCCCGCCAACTCGCCTCCGTCCTCGACCGCTCCCTCTACTCCTCGCCTGTTTGACATCGCCGCACAGGCGTGTCCGAAATCAAACCGAAATCAAAAAATTCAAACCGAGGCGGAGCCCGCCCCGGCGCAGGCCGCCCCGCCAAAACCCCCCCCCGCGCCGCCGCCTTCGAGGCCGCCGAGCATTCAAAAGATCGCGGCCTCATTCTTTTGAATACCGTCGAGCCCAAGCGCGAGACCCCACCCCACACCCGCACCGCTCTCCTCAAAAAAGCCCGCTGGCTTTACAATAACCTCGGCGTCGCCTCCTACCTCATCGAGCATTTGGCGCAGCGCGCCGTCGGCACCGGCATCAAGCCCAAGCCCCTCACGGCAAATCCCGAGTGGAATCGCCTCGCCGAGCAAGCCTTTCAAGACCGCGCCTGCGCCGAGGCGTGGGCCTTCGACTCCTCCGCCCAGGTGAATTTCTACGGTGCGCAGTCCCTCATCATCCGCCAAGTCGCGGTCGATGGCGACTTCTTCGCCCAATTCCTCACCACCGAATCCGGAGCCGCCCGCGTGCGCTTCATCGGCGGCGAGGCCATCGGCTCCACCGCCGACTCCAGCCAATACGCTTTCGACGGCGTGCTCCTCGATCCCTTCGGCGCGCCGCGCTCCTATCGAGTGGTCACCGACCGCTCGGCCGGGAAATACACCGATGTCCCCGCCAGCGACATGCTCCACTTCCGGCACATCCGCCGCCACGGCTACCCGCGCGGCATATCCTGGCTTCACAACGCCATCATCAACTGCCACGACCTCCTCGAGTATTTGGCCTACGAAAAAGGCAGCGCCAAGGCCGGAGCCCAGATCGCCTTCGCCATCACCTCCTCCGAAGCCATCCGCCTCGGCGGCGGCCTCAGCACCGGCTCCACCGCCGACACCCCCGCCCAAGACCTCTCCATCGAGACACTGCACAACGGCACCCTCATCCCCAAGCTCAAGCCAGGCGAGTCCATCCAATCCTTCAAAAACGAACACCCCGGCACCGCCTTCGAGCCATTCATCAAAACCATTATGGGCGAGATCGCCCGAGGCATCGGCCTCCCGCCCGCCGCCATCATGCTCGATACCGGCAGCGCAGGCACCGAGTTCCGTGGCGTCCTCGAGGTCGCGCAGAATTTCTTGGAGCGCCTCCAGCAAATGCTCGTCGATCAATTCTGCCGCCCCTTCTGGAAATACTGGGTCTGGCACGAGATCCAAGCCGGTCGCCTCCCCTACCCTGGTGAAGATTGGTGGCGCTGCTCCTTCCGCGCTCCGAAAAAAATCACGGTCGATAATGGCCGCGACGGCCGCCTCTACGCCCAGCTCCTCGATAGCGGCTACATGTCCTGGGAATACTACTGCGACATCCACGGCCTCGATGCCAATGAGACCGAGGATGCCATCATCACCGGCTACCTCCGCCGCCAGGATAAATGCGCCGCCCTCGGTCTGAACCCCGCCGAAGTCTTCCCCAGCCACACAAGCGTCATGGGGGGCTCTGGATCATCCGAAAACGGATCCGCAGTCTCTCAACCCGATATGCAAATCAAAGAAAAGCTCGATGCTATTGGCTCAGCGGTTCGCGCTGGCGTCATCACCCCATCCCGCGAGGTCGAAGAATCCATCCGCGCTTCCTTGGCGCTCCCATCGATGGGCGATGCTGTTCTCTCCGAGTGGCAGGAAAATCCGATCCGGTCGCCGATCACCCTCACCAACGAGCTCGCGGCTCCTGATACCGCCCTGGCCTTGAATGAAAGCGATCCTTCAGCCAACTCCTGACTACATCGCCTTCCTCAACGCCATCCGCGCGAAGCACCGGCGGCCCCTCCTGCCCGTCCCCCCGCAGGATGCGCCGCCACCACCAAAACCTCCCCACCATTCCCAACTCTGGCTCGGCTCCGCTTTGACAAACCCCCGCCCCTCGAAATGAAAAACTGGTATGCCCTATCTGCAAAAGCCGCCCAGCTCGAAACCGAAGTCACCATTTTCGACGAGATCGGCGGTTTTGGCGTCAGCGCCGACCAGTTCATCGCCGACCTCCAGAAAATCCCCGCCGATCACAAGATCCTCCTCCGCATCCACAGCCCCGGCGGAGAAGTCTTCGACGGCAACGCCATCGCCACCGCACTAAGCCGCCGAGGCAATGTCGAGGTGCAGATCGAGGGCATCGCCGCCAGCATGGCCACCCTCATCAGCCTCTCCGGAAAACCCGTGAAGATGGCCGAGAATGGATTCTACATGATCCACAACCCATGGGGTGCCGCCATGGGCGATGCCGAGGAACTCCGCAAACAAGCCGAACTCCTCGACCGCATCCGCGGCAATATGGTCAACGCCTACTCCGCCAAGACCGGCCAATCCCCCGAGCAAATCGGCGAGTGGATGGATGCCGAGACCTGGTTCACCGCCGAGCAGGCCCTCCAAGCCGGATTCGTCGATGAAGTCACCGACCGGCTCGACCTCGCCGCCAGCGCCACCCGCTTCGACCGCCTCGCCAAATTCCGCCACGCCCCCGCCGCACTTTTGACACCCACCCACCCGCAAATGGAAATCGAAAACGAAAACCCAGAAGCTCCCCTCGAGGAGATCCCCGCTGCCACCGTCGTCAGCGAATCCGCTCCCGCCGAGCAACCCGCCGAGGAGCCCGCCACCGAAATCCTCGCCGAAGAAACCCCCGAGGAAATCGTCGAGCTCGCCCCCGAGCAACCCGCCGCGCCCGTCGCCAAGATCGCCGCCGCCGACTCCATCCTGGCGAAATACAACGCCGCCATCGCCGAGCGCGATTCCCTCCGCGCCGAACTCTCCGCTTTCCAATCCAAAGTCTCGGCCATCAAGTCCGAGCTCGATGCCGAGCGCGAAGCCCTCGCCCGCCTCGAGCGCTCCCTCGGTCTCCACGCCGCGCAAGTCGTCCCTATCATACAGCCGCACAGCGACGCCTCGAGCGACCCCGTCGCCGAATACCTCGCGGCCGTGGAAGCCGGTGACCGCAAAGCCGCTTCCGCCCTCTTCGAGAAACACAAAGCTCTCATCTGGCAGCACCGCCAAAAAATTTCCAAGGCCTGAGCCAAGGAGAACCCAACCACCAACCAACCAACACCAAAATGCCCAATACATTCGACTCATCCTTGGTTGCGGATTCTATCTCCGCACAGACCAAAACCGTCCTCGCCAACCGCCTCGCGGCCCTCAACATCTTCGCCTCGGATTTCTCGAGCGATGTTAAGAAGCCAAAGGACACCGTCCAGGTCCCGCTCGTCACAGCGGCAGCCTCCACGCTCACCAACCCGACAAACTTCGAACCCGGCGGCGGCAACACCGTGGGCAAGATCACCGTGGCTCTCGACCACCTCTTCCAGCCCTTCGCCATCACCGCCGCTGAGCTGGCATCCGGCCATCGCCTCGATCGCCTGATCGTCTCGAACATCAACGCCCTCGCCGACAAGATCTGGGCCGTGGCTACCACCCCGATCACCGTCGCCAACTTCGGCGCAGCATCGGTCACCACAGCCGACCTCACCGGCACAAACTACGCGAACCTCAAGGCACTCTGGGCCGCCGTGTCCAAGAGCGACCGCAAGGGCCTCGTGTTGAGCCCCGCGCTCTACAGCCAACTCCTGCCCACCAGCACCCAGAGCCTCCCGCTCTCCGCTGGCGCCTACGGATTCGACGCCGGTGTCTTCTACGCCAGCAGCTTCTCCGGTGAATCAGGCATGGCAGGCTTCGCTTGCTCGCCCGACGCGATCGCCATGGCGGCCGCCGCTCCCGCGATCGACGACGCCGTGCGCAACCAATTCGCGATCTCCGAAGTGGTCACGCTCGAAGGCCTCGGCATCTCGGTCCAATACAATGTCTGGGGCTCCACCGCGAACCGCCAGGTCAATGCCTCGCTCGAACTCATGTTCGGTGCAGCGAAAGGCGTGACCGGGGGCACGATGGCCATCATCGACATCGCTTAATTCCGACACCCGACAACACCAGCCCGCAAACGCCTCGCCGGTTCTCACTCTCCGGCGAGGCGTTCTGCTTTTTGACACGCCCGCCTCGGCGTGTCGTTAGCAGATCAAAAAACAAGGCTCGCCATCCGTTCCGCAAAGGCGCGCAACGAGCAAGACGGCATTCCGGTAAAATTCCGCGCGCAGGATCTCCGCGCCTGCATCTCCCCAGTTGCCGTCTCCTACGATCTTGAGTCTGGCGGCCACCGCCAAGGCGGCGAGTTCGCGGTCCGCTTTCAAGCCAGCGACCTCGAAAGCGCCCCACGCCTTGGCGAGAGCATCCACTTCCACGGCCGCCGCTACCTCGTCCAGCAAGTCGGCGAATCGCTCAACAACCCTGCCGAGTTCACCGCCACCGTCAGCCCCGCCGGAGGTGGCCAATGAATTTAGAAGTCGAAACCTCCCTCGCCGCGTGGCTCCGCGCCACGCCCGCCTTTGACGGCATCCCCGTCCACACCGGCCAAAGCTCCGACCCGATCCCAAACGACCAGCCCGTCCTCATCGTCGGCGTCGAGTCCACCGAGGCCATCGTGCGCGGCCTCTACAAAGTCACCGCATCCATCGTCCTTGCCACACCGAGCGTCGTCGAGGCCTCGCTGGATACCCACGCCGCCCTCGCCGCGTCGCTCAAGACCTCCCTCCTCGCCGCCGACCAACACGCCGCCTCCTTCGCCGCGCCACTCACCCTCGCCGGGGCCGACCTCCGCACCTGGTCCGAGTCCCAGCAAGACGGCCGCTGGATCACCACCGCCGCTCTCACCCTCGGCCTCGTCGAGTCCGCGATTTGACACCCGCCCCTCTCCCGTAACCCGCAACCAACCCAACCAACACAAAATCATGGCAGCCACACTCTATCGCTCCTCGGCCGTTTCTTCGGCCACTTACGGCACTCCCGATGTCTCGGGCCTCATCGTCACCAGCTTCTCCGTCAACGACACCGCGTCACTTTCCGAGGTGAAGGATGACCAGGGTGGCGTGGTCGCGGTGGCAGTCTCCGAAGTCATCAAGGAAATCAGCATCGAAGGAATGCGCACCGGCTCATTCAGCGCCGATGTGGGCGACACACTTTCGATCACCATGCCCGCGAGCGTCACGCTTGGCGCGACCACGCTCGTCACTGGCCTCACGACCAACTTTGCCGCTGAGCAGTTCGAGACCGTGAGCCTCACGGCCCGCAGCTACGCGACAGCGATGACTGCCTAATTCCCCAACGCCGCCCGCCGGGGCAGTCGCCACGCGGCTCCCCGGCAGGCCACCCCACGAGAAATCCCACGATAAATGAAAGCCATTTTTTCCACCCGCGACCTCAAGCTCGCCTCGATTTTAGAGACACTAGGGTTTGAATTTGAAAACCCAGAGCGCCCCGCTACCCGCATCAAGCGCGAGAGTGGCGAGGAATCCACCGTTTTTCATTTCCTAGCCGATTCACCTACAGGCCGCCGCGCTGATGACATCATGCGCTGCTTTGCAAAAGGCGAAGCCTATATCACCGAGCACCCCGAAGAACCGCTCTCCTACATGATGGCGGTTCTACTCAACCGCGACGAGAATGTGCGCGTCGTCAAGCAAACTCCCCGCCAGATCGTCTTCGAGCGAAATGGCAAAATCATTTCCATCTCCGAAAACGCCACGGCCGAGGACAAGGCCCGCTTCGCAAAATTCATCTAACCCAGGAACGCCGACGCCCTCGTCGGCACCTCCAACTCAACCAACGACAAACCATGAAAAAAACGAAAGAAACCCAAGACCTCG